ATATCGTAAGCGGCACCCGACTGACCTGGCGCTAAATTGTATTTATCCGGAGACAGCGGATTATTAAGCCGGCCCGCAGGAAAAGCCCCGCCGCCGGGAGGTGTAAAACTAGGGGCCGCTGCCGGATATGCCGGCTGCTGGGCGGGGCGAGGCGCATAATTAGGGGCCGGTGGCGCATTGAACCCCGATGGATAACCGGAGAACTGCTGTGGAGACTGCTGCGCTATATCGCGCAAATACGTCCACGGGCTCTTGTACCCTTGTTGCTGAAGGCGCGGGCTCATGCTGCGAAACCCATCGAATAATGCCATGTCAAAGCCCTCGATCCGCTACAACGCTAAACTAGCACAAAACTCAATGGGAGTCTTTGCCAGTTGCCAGTCTGCGCCCGGCATCCTCGATATAAGCCCGAGCCGCGCGCTTGGTTGCATTGCATTGTACCAAAGCCGCATGAGCTGCTAACAGGCTATCCGTGATCGCGCTGTTGGTGCTCAGGTCCACGTCCGGCCTCTCACAATCGCGCATCATCTCCGCCGGCGGCGAAATCACGACAGTCTCCGTCCTGACCACTGGCTGGGGCGTGCAGGCAGTCGATAGCAGCATGGACGGCACGGACAACAGCAGCAGGAGGCGCAGTCTTGCCGGTCCAGTCCACGGCGGAGCCGCCGTTGCTGCTGGAATGGATCGTCGTGCGGGTCAGTGTGTCCGGAGTGCCATCGGTAACGGTGCCAATGCCGCGCTCATAAGCGCTCCCGCCAACCTCCTCGGCTTCGTAGTAACAAGTATTGCCGTCCCCGACACCCGCAACGAATGTCTGAGATCCAGCCGCAGAACCGCTTGGAACACCGCCGAGCTGGTATGCACCAGTCGTGGTGGTAGTACTCTCCTCGACGGTTTTGTCTGCCCAGCGCAGCGCCATCACGCAGCCTCATAGAACCCGGTGGCCGGCGCGCTCAGCGAGAAGTCATTGCCGTCCGTGGTGATGTTGGCGTCGTGGATGCCAATCACGATGATGTTGCTGTCCGTGCCGCCTGTAGTGTCATTGTCGTAGCAGGTCAGCACCTTCACCACGGTATTGTTGACCGCTCCGCCAGGACTGGTGTAGGTCTGCGACGGGAAGGTCGAGAACTGCTTGTTGCCGGTGTTGTCCACGGTCGGCGCGCTCAGGGCCGCATCGGTCAGCACCTTGCGCGCGTAGTTGGTGAAGTCCGCCTCGACGTTGGCCGTGCCGCCACCGGCCGCCAGCAGGGCGCCCAGGCTCGCGTAGTCCTGCAGCACCGAGTTGGCCTCGGCCGTCTTGAGCATCACGATGACGATGGCCGAGTTCGCCGGGTCGTTGTTGACAACCCGGTTCACGAACTCGTTGCCGCGCCCCTTGGCGTAGTTGTTGACGACTGCGGCCATGCGTTACTCCTTCTTCCGGTGTGGATTGATATCGGTGTGGATTGGTATCGGTCTGCGTTCTAGCACACGGCCGGGCTTGTCGCGCACCGGGCCAAGGCCATCTGTCCGGTTAAGGAATCATGAGGTCGAGCGGGTTACGTCAGGGGTCACGCGCACGCGCTTGACCTCGATGGTCTTGACGATTGGTGGCGTCCCCGGCTGCACCCATTGCAGGTCGTACCAGTACACGTCGTGGTCAAGGAGCCCGGTCTTGTCGCTCGGCAGCACAATACTGCCCTTTCCGACAGATGTATCGGCATTGATCGGCTGGGTCGCCTTCACCTGCATTGCTCCGGGGTCTGGATCGTCCAGGTTCTTCTTGAACGTGACCCACAAATCATGCCCACCAATATTCACCGGAGAGCCCAAGATGTCGGTGATCGTTACGTTGAGCGTGCGCGTGTCGCCGCGGATCAGCGTCTTCATTGCGTCACCCCCGCCGACCTCAGAAGCTCGTCCGCTGCGCCCGCCGTCTCCGGCTTGATCTTGCCGGCCGTGGCCGCCGCCTCGCCGATCGCCTTCAGGCGCCGCTCGCCGATCTTCGAGATGATCTCCTGCGCCATCGCCTCGTCACGTGCAATCCTCGACTCCCGCTCGCGGCGCACCAGCGCCGCTTCCTCTGCGTCCTGCTGCTCGCGCTGCTGCCGGGCGGCGATCTGCTCCGGGTCGTCCTGCGCGTCCGGGTCCACCTGCCCGTTGATCTGTCGGATGCGCGCGACGATCGCTTCCCGGTTCGGGATGTCGCTCATGTCGATCACGAGGTCCAGCAGTTGCAGCGACACTTCCGGCGGCAGCCGGCCGGTGACTTCCATCAGTGACTCGAACATCGCCTGCCGCACCGATTCGCGGTAGTCGCGCTGATCGACCACGAAATCCGCTTTGCTGGCGGTGATGTCGTTCAGGATCGTGCCATCCGGCTGCGGCTGGTTGATGCCGATGTACTCCGCGACGCCACGCTCGCCCAGCACGCGGATCGTGCGTTCCTCGCCCAGGAACTGCTCGATGATCGACAGCTGCTTCTCGCCCTGCATCTGCACCGCCAGACGCAGGTTGTCGAACACCTCGGCCGTGGTCATCGAGCCTTCGTTCTGCTTGGCAAGGATCGCCTTGCCAGACTGCGCGTTGGTGTCCTCGCCGACGTTCTCGCCGGTGACGCCGGTTCCCGAGCGCAGGAACTCCACGTCGTAGTTCAACATCTTCAGATGCCCGTCCGCGAGGTCGCGGTCGGAATCCACGTCGAACCTCGCGTTCGGCTTCGACAGGCGGATCACCCCGTCCGGGCGCGCGATCTCGTCGATCGCCTCATCCCACTTCTCCGGCGAATCCATCGCATCCTCGTCGGCGATGATGCGGTTCGTCGACAGGATATGCAGCGCCTTGGACATGCGCTTGTTCAGCGCCTTCTGCGGGTCGCGGCCGTTGCGGACCACTCCGTAGGGCATGCGGTCACGCCCGCGCCGGTAGCACCAGATCGGCGTGAAGCGGAATCGGTTGTGCCGGTACGGGCTCGGGCCGTCGTGCAGCAGATGGCTTTCGGTCATCACTGCGAAGCGCACGCGCATGGTGATGGCGCCGAATGTCTTGGCCAGACCGGACTGCACCGCCTCGACCATCGCCGGGTTGGTCTCGTCGTAGTCGAGCCCGTTGAACGGCTCCTCGCCGCGCATGATCTGCACATTGGCGATCTCGCGGTACTCGCACTCGTACAGCCTGACCCTGGACCTGCGCCGTCCGAATCCATCGATATCCGCTCGGTTCGGCGGCCGGCGGTGGACCACCTGGTCCCACTCGTTGCGCTCCTGGTAGTAGTCCGAGTAGAAGAACTCGTCGTCGCCCGCGAACTGCTCCTGCTGCTCGGCCGCGAGCCGCAACTCGGTCGCGCGGTCGGGAAACATGGCGAGCGCCACGTCCAGATCCACGATGCGCAAGCGGAACAGGAACCGCGCATCGGACAGATCATCCTCCTGCGCGAGATGGTCGTACCAGATATTCCGCCACGATTCCTTGCGGCTGTACGTGACTTCCTCGGTTTCGTCGTTTCTGGCGCCGTCCTCCAGCCAGCCCACGCCGGCGATCGCCGCCTCTTTGAACGCTCGCGAGCGGTGGAACACCACCCGGTTCACGTCCGAGTTGTACTTCAGCAGCTTGGTCTTGGTCTCGGCCTCCTGCTTGTCCTCGCGCCCACGCGGCAGCACTTGGAAATCGACGCGCATGCGACGCTCTGTGCCGATGATCCAGTCCACGTACTGCTTCACGAGGTTGTACACGATCGGCGGCTGCCCGCGCTGGCGCAGCTCGTCGAGTTCCTCCGTCGTGAGCTGGTCGCCGTCGTAGAAGTCCTCGTCGATCGCCATCTGCAAGCGGTTCAGCGCCTGCGCCTCACGGGCCTCGTACAGCCATTCCAGCAGCTTGGCGAGCCGCGCGACCGACTGCGGGCTGTCGAGCGGGTGCGCCGGACGCGGTTGTTCATCATCGCCGTCCGGCCCCAGGTACGGGTCGTGCGCGGACGACGCGCTGATACCGAACTCAGCCACTTGCTACCCCCACGCTGCGTGCTCCTTTCCGTTTACCGTGATCACCGCATCCCGC